TTTTATTATCAAGTATCTTAATACCAGTTAAGACTGCGTTATGAACGGCTCTATCTTTACAAAACTTTTCTGTAGTATCTAACAACCATTGTAACTCTACTTTATTGTCGTCTAAACTTGATATTAATTCTTTTACTGTCTTAAATTCATCTTCGTTTATATCTTTTCTTTGACCAAGTTCAATAAGTAGAGTCTCTTTTGTAGGTATATTTTTATACTCATTTACAAATTCTTCTATCTCTCTAAACAATATTCGTTCTTCTCTATTTACAAAGTAATCCTCTTTACAAAATGGCAGAGCCTTTCTTGTAAAGTCTTCATTAAATATAAAATTACGTAGTATTGTAATTTCTATACGTTCATTGTTTAAAAGTGATTTTTCCATCTTGTAATTGTTTTTCTAATAATTCTACTAATATATCGCCTATATGATTGATAAAATCTTGACTCTCGGTATCTACATTGTTTGGATTTCTAATAATGTCATAATCAAATTTCATAGGTAATTTACCTTCTGTATTTTCATTTTTAGCAAAAGCAACATTACCATACTTGTACACAACGTCCAGATACTTGTCATCAACTAACTTAATACAAGTATAGTCGTCTGTATCTCTTTGTACAAAAAGATAGTGTTTTTTATTCTGTTCCGTAGAGGAACTTTTTCTTTGTTGCTTCATCAATCAATTTCAATACATCTTTTGTAAAATACTTTTCAGGTTCGTCATTGATTGATTTACCAAATACTTTTGTGCCGTCTGGTAGTTCATATCTTGTTGATACCTTTTTAAAAATACCAGCTTCTTCTGCGATACCTAATAGACCATAATGACGGTCTAAACCTTTACTGTAAGTTAATCGCACATCAATCTGTGCATTTTCTTTTGTAAGCCTTGACTTATAGTTTTTACAATGTATTACATTACCAATTACCTCATTATCTGCGTCTTTTTCTTTTCTCTTACCCAGATAGATGATTGATGAAGCGGCGTATTTAAGACCGGAACCGCCACCCATTTCTTTTTGAGGAAACATAGAACCAATCACGTCATAAGTGTGATTAGTCATTATCATTGGAACTTTTGCCTTGCCAAGTTTCAATGTTAAAACTCTAAACGCAGATTTTACAATCTGGCTTCTTGTCATATCTCTTGTCTCTTTACCTTCAGCAGTATCTTCCATTTCTTTTGTAGTAGATAACATACCCAAACTATCTAATACTAACATTAATGGTTTTCTACTTGCCTCTGGTTGTTCTAAATATTTGTCTAAAATTTTTATTGATTGATTTCTAAATTCTTGTACTGTCGCAACTGGAACAATTACCATTCTTGTAATGTCAACTCCACGACTCTTAATCATTTCTTTTGAGATGGCACTTTCTGATTCAAAATAGATTACACCTGCCTCTTTATCTTTATCTAAAAAGTTTTTACAAATACCTAAGGCAAAAAATGTTTTACCAGTCGCTGCTTCGCCTGCAATCGCCGTAATTTTATTTCCTGGCAGACCGCCAAATATACTACCTGATAATAATGCGTTAAAAGAATATGAACCAGTATCTATGTAAGTGTTTACATCAGCACTGTCTATGCCTTCACTTACAAGTGTTGCATATTCGTTACCTACGTCTTTAATAATATTTTTTAGAAAGTCACTCATTTTTCATCTCACTTTGTTGTAAATTAATAACATAATATTTTATACCTAAATCATAACATACTTTTTTGATTTCGTCAAGTTGCTGTGGCGGAAAGTTGTGTATGAGATATTGTGTTGGTGTTTTGTATATGATTATTTGCATAATTTAGTTTATCTTTTTTCAATCGTATCGGTTTTAATTCTGTTTCTCTATTTAAATACTTATAGTCTAGTTTTACTACATCAAAATCAGCTTGAAGTTTATCTGCTATCTTATAAGGGTCAAATTCAGAACAGCTATAAACATCAAACTGCATAATGGCTGGTTCCGTTTCGTCCCATACGTGTAACGCAATGTGACTTGTTTCAATGACTGCCACTCCCGTTATACCACGATTACCTGGTGTGTTACAATATTTCACATAAGGACCCATCAATATTTTCATATTAATAAAAGAAATAAAATTTTGCATCCATTCTATTAATTTCTTTTCGTTTTTTGGTGGGTTTTTTACTTCTGCTCGAATAATTAAATGCTTGTGTATTAACAATTTATCCTGTGTCATTTCTCCTTAGCTCTCAAAACTACTTTTCGACCTTTTGGTTTTTCTAATTCTTCAAATGGGTCGAAATAGTAATTAACTTGTCTAGGCTCACCTTCATTCCAAAGCCTATAATCATTATTTATAGGAATCCAATCTTTTACCGGGTCATCATAGTCATCTGACTCTAGTCTTGTCCAGAGTGTATCAAATAAACTTTTATCTGTCATATCAACTTCCTGACCTGAATTATTGTTTGTAATAGAATATTTTTTTAATTCAATCTTTAATTTTTCTTTATTAAATTCAACCTTGCGTTGATAATCCCAATATTCTTTTTTATCTTTATAATCTATTTCTGAAATTGGCATCATATATTTATTTTTTTAATGCTATCACACCTACAAAGTTAAAGTTTTGCCAAAAGACATGCGTAGTAAATCCTGCCTTATGACACATATCAAATATTTCAGTTTTTGTATTTGGTTTCATCATATGCCTTAATTGTACTTCTTTATCAAGTATCTCTTTTTCAGTAAAAAATTGTCTCTTATAATCATAAAACATAAAGGTCATCATATCTTGTATTTGAGGGTCACAAGAAAATGTTTTTTCAGAAAAAACAAATGCGCCACCGTGATTTAGACCATTATAGATTTGACTTATAATGTGTGTTCTATCTTTTGGTGGCATAAATTGTAAAGTAAATATAGATGTCACTAAACTACAATTAACAAAGTTAAACTTACGAATATCACCTTTTACATATTTTAGATTTGTATGATTTTTTTCGTCTTGTTCGTAGTGTGTAAAAAAGTCTTTTTCAATCTCAACACCAATATAATTGGCATTAGGTATATGCTCTTGATTTTGAGACATCATCGCCTTTAGTAATTTACCAGTAGAACAACCAATATCAACCACATTAGTATTATCTTCTACAAAATATTTTGATATAGATAACACGTCATTCCAAAGATTTGTATAACCTCTTACTGATTTTTCTATATGATTATCAAAACCCTCTTTTGATGTGGCAAATGTAAACTTTGTCATTGTATTTCCTTGTATGGTTTTATTACTTTATTATATACACTCTCTGCCAGAGCCTTCATCATTAACGGAGGTACCATACGACCAATTCTTTCAGATTGTTGTTTATGTTCTCCTGTTAATTTAAAGTCTTCTGGTAGTGTCATAATTCTTTTTAATTCTTTTATTGTAAACTTTCTATTTTCTGTAGGGTGACATACGCCAGCGATACCCGCAAGATTACCCATTGCAGTAATGGTTGGACTTGGTTTTTTTCTGCTAGTTCTTTTTAAATTAAAGTGATGACCCTTGTCGTGATAATCCATACCTGTAAGTACCTTGTCAGGGTCTTTTGGCATCTTTGATAAAGTTTTACCAACTGCAGTATCGGGTCCAAGTTTTTCTAAAAGATAATTTACTTCTCTCTCATCTTCATTTACAATATCGTTAATCGCTTGACCAAGTGTGGTTTGTGTAGATGAACCTTCAGGAAATAAATGTCCTAGTGTTAATAAATTTATTCCAATCTTTTCTGCAACATCTTTTCTCACACCTATAAAGAAAGTTCTTCTTCTGGATTGTGGCACACCAAAGTAACTCGCATCTAAAACATTTGCAACTACAAGATAACCTATCTGTTCAAAGGTATTTTGTATTTTAAAAAAATACTCTTTTGCCTCACCCATTGTTAGACCTTCTACATTTTCACCTATGATAACTTTTGGTTTCATCTCTTTTGCCACTCTTAAAAATTCAAAAAATAAGTCTTCCACATTTGATACATCTTTGATATCTGAGTATTTTTTTGTTTTTCCAAATGCGTCTTTGTGTGTATTACCTTCTCCGTGTGAGACTGAACCCGCCATACTAAATGCAGAACACGGTGGTGAACCATCAAGTATATCAAGTTCGCCAGGATTAAGTTTTATTATATCTAAAAAAGACTTACCTGTCAATTTTTTTATATCATCTGGTATAACAATTGTATTTGGATAATTAACAGAATAAGTATTTCTTGCTTCTTCTACAAATTCATTAATGGCGAGTATGTGACCACCAGAGAGTCTATAACCTGTTGAAGAACCGCCACCGCCGGCAAAGGTAGATACTACTGTAAAAAGTTTTTTCTTTTCACCATTTAAAACATCTTGTAAATTAAATCTTTTATACTCGTTCATTATTCCACATTACTAACATTATAACAACAAAAACATATATAATAATAACATATAATATAGACAAAGTCAAATCAAACATCATCACTTGGGTCCATTTTTAAAAATATATAATAGAATACATCAAAGATTAAAAAGTTTAAGACCTGACCTAGATTTGTAAATCGAATACCTATTAAGTATTCAGGTATGATGGCCATAATCATAAACAAACAAAAGACATAGTGTAGTCTTCTATTATCTGGCACTCTATATGTTAAATATTTTATCATGCAAAAAAACTTTCTAAAGATGCTCTTTTTTCATATTTCCAACCTATTGTGTTTATAATAAAACTAATAGGGTCTAAAAATGTTTTTTCAAATTGTAAATCATAGTCAATATATTTTTCAAGTTTAAACTCACTTGGAAGTTTTGTAACATAACTTACAACGTTAAACTTAAAAGGGTTTGGTTCTTTTAATAGTAAAAACTTAATCTTATCACCTTCTTGTATCAATGGATATTTTTGTGTCAACTCCATCATTCGTAGATAGTGATTATAAATTAGTGCGCCTTTTACGTGTATCGGTGTACCTTTTATGAATATATCTGACGAGTGATTATATTTAGCCAAGTTATTACAAGAGCGAGGAAAAGAAACAAGTTCTGCACTATAAGTTGAAAAGTTTTCTTTAAATGAGGCAACAAAATCAATAAGTGTGTCTTCGTTTTTATTCATTATGATATCTATGGCCTGTCTAATCTTTTCTCTACATATCTCTGGTGTTGAAGACCGAACTGCCTCGATACCCATAATCTTTAATTTAGGTTGATTATAAACGATACCTTCTTCATCTAAAACGTTTAACATATATCTTTTTTTTGTAGTCCATATACCTTTGTTAGCAATAACTTCTCTTTTCATTTTCATACGTTGAGAAAAGGCATTTGTATAGTCTGCAAGTTCATTAAAACACTTATCAATAAATGGTTCAAGCCTTGTTCTTACAACCTTATCAACAAACTTTAATACTTGTAAATCATTTTTATTACCGCAGACCTTTTCAACTAATTTTTCTAACGTTAGATATATGGAGTCTGTATCTGACGCAACGACATAATCAAACTTATCGTGTGTTTGTAGTATCTTATTTAAATATTGATTAATCTTGTTTTCAATAAAACGAATTACAAATTGACCAGCGGTAGTAATGGCGGTTGCCTGTCGCACATCATAGTATCTAAAGTATTCGTTACCGATTGCACCATAGGCACTATTTAATGCAATCTTTTTTGACCATTGTATATTATGAAATCTTGCCATCTGTTTATCATATTTTTTTTCTTTTGTTTTTTCATATTCAATCTTTGCATCTAACATTTTTTTTCTATAAAACACACGGTCATCATACATCTTTTCAAGTATTCTAGGTAAAAACCCTGCCTCGTCTGTCTTAAACATTGCACCGTTTGGAGTAACACATACACCTTTTGTTTTTAGATAACCAAGTTCTGACTTACGATATAGAAGACTCTCTACGTTTATACCGTTTGGTTTAAGACCTATAATCTTTTCTGGTGATATATTATACTGCATAATAAGATGAGGATATAGTGAATTAATGTCAAAAGATACGACCCATTTATGAAGACCAGGCAAAGGTTCTTTTACATAAGCGCCTTCGTATTTTTCTTCTTTTACATTTTCTTCTCTTGGTGGTACGACTATATTTTCTGACCTTAAAAAATTATAGATGATTGTATCCCACATACGAACCTGAGAAAAGACATCACCATAATTAACCTTTGCGTCATACGCCATAGTTAAGACAAGTTCAATCAAACCAAGTTTATCTTCAAGTTTATCAACAATCTCAACGTCTTGTATATTATAATCAACAAACGATTGAAAATCTTTTGTATACCAATCTTTAAAAGTGTCATATGGATTTTCAGATTTTTTTTCGCCAAGTTCAATCTTACCAATATAATTTAATCTATAACTCTCTTGTTTGATAGGTATAAACTTTCGATAAAGGTCAAGATAATCTAACATAGTGATACCATAAAGATGATAGATTGTTTGAGGTCTACCTCTAACTATTATCTGTTCTCTTTCAATTAGATTCCAAGGTGATAAACGACTTATAACTTTATCACCATATAGACTGCGAATACGATTCATAAGATATGGTAAGTCAAAAAATTTTGTATTCCAACCAGTAATAACATCAGGATAATTTTTAATCCAAAACTCTATAAACTCTCTTATCAACTCTTTTTCAGAATTACATCTTACATATAACACATCTGTTCTATCTGTCTTATAATCACCGACGCCCCAAGATATAATTTGTTTATTTGTTTGATTTTTAACCGTGATACAAAGTAATTCTTCTATTGGATTTTCAACATCAGGAAAACCATTCTCACAACCACACTCAATATCAAGTGTAAAGATTTTAATACCTTCTTTTTGCCACTCAACATCTCCCCTATGATTGTCTGAAATATATTGATACTGGTATCTTTCCATACCAAATATTGGCGAATTGTCTGTGGCAATCTTACTTCTAAATTCTCTTGCCTCACTTATAGAATTAAATGTAATTGGAGAAACGTAGGCACCTTGTAGTGTTTTAAACTGCGTTGATTTTTGTGATAAAGAAAATAAAGTTGGTTTATAATTTATCTTTTCTTTATATTCTTTACCGTTAAGTAAACCTCTTACTAAAAGTTTACCTTTATATTCTATAACTGATTTATAAAAATTCACTTAAATTACCTTCACTTCTATACATATTAATATTTTTTTTATTATACACTAATTCTTTTGATAAGACAAATGGTATTTTGTCTGTTTTTTCGTAATTAGTCTCTCCTGGTTTTTTTATATACCATAGTAAATCTTTACTTTTAGGATAATTTAATGACCAATCAACAGTTGATTTTTTCAAATACTTACGGTCTTTTTTGGTCATAGGATAAATGTATCTAAATTGTTTTCCTTTAACTCTACTTAATTTTAAATCTATTAATTGTTGTGGGTTCGGTCTCATACCACATTTTCTATTTTTTGTATTTGGTAGTTGCCCTTGTATAGTTCTAGGGTGTACCTTCTCTCCTTTTTCAGTAACATAAATGTCAGTCATAGAGTATCCTCCATATAAAAAATTAGCAGATTGATAAACATACCCTGGTTTACCAACAAGACCGTCTGCCCAAGTGTACAAAAATCTAATAGTAGTATTTTCTTTTAACCACTTAATAGAGTGTGATAATAATTGTGATTCTGAATTTTTAGGCATCTTATCGTCCATACACATTTTACCTATTTCATAATAATCTTTAGTATCTAAATCTGGAAACAATTTTTGTATAGTGTGTTTTGGTCTTGTTCCCCAGCCAAAAGTAATTACACCAACAAGTTCATCTTTTAAAAAACAACCAAGATAGTGTTTAGTAAGTTTAGGCATAACTGCAGAATAGTGTCTTGTAAAAATAAAATCTGCTGCCTTAAACTTATTTAAAGGTTTTAAAATCATTAATCATTTTGTAATAGATGTACCACAATACCATCGTGTTGTTTCCATAATTGTACTTGACAACCTAAACGACTTTTACCTTCAATAAATTTATTATCGTAGTCAAGTAATGATTGTTCGGCCGTATTATTACTCATAGGTTCTATCTTGTTAAACCATTTTTCATCAATATAAACGTGGCAAGTGCCACACGCACAACAACCATAACAGTCTGCCGATATCTCTTTAATTTGAACACTTGAATATTTTTTAGCAGCTTGCATAACAGTTGTTCCCTCTGGAACCTCGACTCTAATTTTAGAGCCGTCTCGCACAAAGTACACGTTAACCATTAGTCAACAATAAGTCTAGGTTTCTTTATTTCTACTATTCCTGAGCCTAAATGTAAATTATAGGAATTTCTTATATCTATTTTTGGGTCTACCTCTGATATAATCATATTACAATTAATATGTATCGTATCATCTTTTGCGTAGGGTAAGTATGGTGTAAGTGCCAGTTGTATGGGACCGCCGGGTTTAGACTGCATCGGAACAATTACAAATGTCTGTTTAAGAGATATGTGTTCT